GGCTTTGGGCGCACGTGCTCGAGGTGTTTGCGGTGGCTGCGCGTGGTGTATGTGTCGCCAGTGGCTTCGCCTCACGCATGCGGCAAGCGCTGCAAGGCAGCCGCGTGCAACATCTGCCGGTGCGTGTGCATGGGGCGAGCACATGGGATCGAGCGAAATGCCTACGCTCGCAACACTCGACTGGCGCAGATGTTCGCGAGCGTGGTAGATAGCGTGGAGTCGAGCCCTACACTCGACGCGGTTGCTCATGATTAGGCTACAGCGTATGCTCTTGCTCGCCACAGCTAGACGTGTCTCCCTCGTTTGGCGTGGTGCTGGCGTCGGTCCCTCGTCAGCTGGGCGCGCCGTGTATCCCCTCCGCGTGCGCGCCCTCCTACTCTCGGCGCCATGACGACGCCCCTACTCCAAGCTTGGGCAGTGCAGCGCGCGGCGAATAGGCCGCTGTGGCGCCTGCCGCTCGCGGAGTTCGTGCCTCGCGTGTCGCCGCTGCTCGAGGAGCCTCGGCACCTCGGCGCCCTGTGTCGCGCTTTCGACCGCATCCGCAACGGCGAAGAGGTGCGGCTACTCGTGTCGGTGCCTCCGCAGCACGGCAAGACGTTCTGTATCCTGCACGGACTTGCGCAGCTCATCGCAGCCAAGCCCGATAAGACCAACGCGTTTACCTCGTATGGCGCCGACTACGCGCACAGTCGCTCAAGGCTCTGCCGTGACTACGCGCGCGCCGCGGGGGTCAAGCTCCGCGGCGACTCCTCAGCCATGGCCGAGTGGCGCACCGACGCAGGTGGTGGACTGCTCGCTACCGGCGTAGGTGGCCCGCTGACAGGCCACGGCATCTCGGGCGTGCTGGTTGTCGACGACCCGTACAAGAACCGCGAGGAGGCCGACAGCGCGCTCGTACGCGGCAAAATCCGCGATTGGTGGACAAGCGCCGCTCTCACGCGCGTGCACCCAGGCGCCAGCATCATCGTATGCCACACGAGGTGGCATCCCGACGACCTCATCGGCGAGCTTGCTCGACAAGAGGGGCAATCATGGGAGGTCATCAACCTCCCGGCGCTCGACGACGAGGGCAAGAGCCTCTGGTACAAGCGACCGCCCAAGTTCCTCGAGCGCGTGCGCCGCGACGTCGGCGAGCACGATTGGTGGGCGCTCTACATGGGCAGCCCGCGACCTCGAGGTGGGCAGCTTTTCTCTGGAGTGTCGTTCTACGACAAGCTGCCCGAGACCTATCGAGTGAGCATCGGCATCGACCTCGCGTACAGCGAAAGCAGCTACGCCGATTACAGCGTCGCGGTAGTCATGGCGCACAACGCGCAGCTCGACGCATGGTACGTGCTCGACGTGCGGCGCATGCAGGCCAAGGCAACCGAGTTTGCCGCAACGCTTCGCGAGCTCACCGAGCGCTTCCCAGGTGCCAAGCTGTACGGCTACATCGGCGGCACCGAGAAGGGCACCGTGGACTTCTTGCGCCGCGAGGGCATTCCGTTTCGGCCCGACCCGGCCAAGATGGACAAGCTTTCACGAGCGACCTCGACCGCGGCGGCGTGGTCAAGCCAACGCGTGCACGTGCCGCGCGAGGCGCCGTGGCTGCGAGACTTTGTCGACGAGGTCTGTAGCTTCACAGGCATCAAAGACAGACACGATGACCAGGTCGACGCGTTTGTTGCAGCGTTCGACGCACTACACACCAAGGCCTACCGCGCCACCGGCTTATCGGATGGCTCGTTTGACTGGGGATGAACCATGCGCCCGAAGATTGTCACCATCACGGCCACAAGCCCAAGCGCAGCAAGCCCGAACGCGCCCAGCACTGGCATCGTCGGCGGTCTTTCCGGCTTCGATGCGTTGACCATCATCGGCAACCTGCAAGGCGGCACCGGTGGCACGCTCGACGTGTACCTACAGACGTCATACGACGGCGGCACGACCTGGTATGACTACGCGCACTTTCCGCAGCTGAGCGCGGGTGCTGCTGCATCGCTTAGCGCGTATCAGGTCAACCGCACCACGGCTGTGACCGCTGCTACCACGATCGGCTCTGGCCTCAGCGCCGCGCTCGCGGTCGACACCATCCTAGGCGGCGCGTGGGGTGACATGATGCGGCTGCTGTTCGACGGTGGAACCGGCACAAGCGCCGGTGCTTCGCAGTCCGTCACGATCATTGGTCAGGCGATCACGCGCTGATGCACGGCCTCTACGCCACCAATATCGCAGGCTTCACGCAGGCCGAGCGACTTGCGCAACAGTGGCTATCGCCGCGGTACCGCAAACTCGACAGGCTCGAGCGCTACGTCGTTGGCGAGCAATACGAAGGCCTCCCCGACTTCTTCAACCCGAAGCAAGACGTGCCGCTCATGGAGCGCGCGCCGAACATCGTGCACTCCATCGTGGAGGCCGCGATTCGGCAGCACTGCGACTTCGCGCTCGGCGAAGGTCGATTCCCTGGCATGAGCGCCGCCGCAGACGACGACGAGCGGCTACTCGGCGAGGGTATGCCCGATGAGATGGCGCAGCTCTACGAGGCATGGTTGCGGCTGCTCATGCGGCACGCGTGCTTCCCCGAGGCGTGCGTCGATGCGCTAGCCAACGCCGAAGCATGCGGCACGGCGGTCTCCGTGGTGGCGCTCGTCAACGGCTGCCCTGCGATCCACACGCTGCGCGCAAAATGGTGTCAGCCAGAGTTCGACGACAGCGGCTCGACCATCAAAGCCCTCGAGGTGCAATACCCGTTCTTTTCGTACGAAAAGAGCGACCAGGGCCAATGGATGGTCTACGCCAAGCTCTACCGGCGTCGCATCGATGAGACGCGCGACGTGGTCTACAAGCCGGTCGACATGATGCAGATGGGCCTCGGCCAGATTGACTGGCAGGAGGACGCAGCCAAGAGCGTGACGCACAACCTCGGGTTCTGCCCCGTGGTTTGGTACAAGCTGCGCTCGAGCTACGAGCACGCGAGCGACCTGGATGGCTACCCCATTCACGGCACGCAGCTCGACGAGCTCGACGCGCTCAACTACTCGCTCTCGCAGCGTGGGCGCGCGGCCATCTACAGCGGCGACCCGCAGGCATACGAGACGGGCGTGGACCCGCAAGCGCCACCAGCTGGTGGCATGGGCCGCGCTGCGATCGTCCCCGCAAAGGATGGCAGCGGCTACGTGTTCGGCTCGACCACCGGTGGCAGGCCAGCGCGCAAGAAGGGCGCTGGCACCGTGTGGAGCTACGAGAACCCAGAGGCCAAGGTCGGCCTGCTTTCGCTCCCAGGTGATGCGCTCAACAGCATCAGCGACCACGTCGCCGACATCTGCGACAAGATCGGCGAGGTGCTCGGCTACACCAAGGCGAGCCCCGAGACCGTCAAGGGCGCCATCAGCGGCAAGGCGCTTGCGTTTCTCTACCATCGCACCACGAGCTTCGTGGACGGCCTTCGGCAAGACTTTTGGCACGGTTGGATGTGCCCGGTCATCAACCTGCTCAACCGCGTCGTGCACACGCAGGAGAAGCGCACGCCAGGCTCGGTCTACGTGCACGGCGTGCGGCGCGTGATGCCCATCCTCGACACCTTCACGGTCGACGTGGCAGGCGTGCCAATGTGGATGCCGCCGCGGCTCCGCGCACGTTGGGGTCACTACTTCGGGCTCACCTCGCAGGACGAGGCCGAGGTCGTGCGCATGACCGTCGACGCATACAACGCGCAGGTTATTCCGCTGCGCCTTGCGCTCGAGAAGCTGCAGAACATCTATCCGCACGACGACAGCGAGAAGTTGTCTGAGGAGATGGAGCACGAGCTCACCGAGCAAGCCATGCACGAGGCGGCTGCGGTGGCCAAGCAGAACGCCAAGGCACTCGAGGCAGGCGCCGATGACGAGGCATCAGATAGCGAGCCGCCGAGTGGGCCTCCGTCGAGCGTGCCTGGTGCGCCACCAAGCGAGCCAGGTGCACCGCCGTCGAGCAAGCCTGGCGAGGATGACGACGAGCCCATTCCGAGCACGCAACGGCCCGAGACGCTGGGCAGCAAGCGCCGTCGTGCGCGATGATCTCCGATCGCGAGGCAGCGCGAATAGCGCAACCGATTCTCGCAGCTGAGGAAGAAACGCTGCGGGGCGCCGAGCAAGAGCTCGCAGCGATCGTCAAACAGTACGAGGTGACTCGGCGCGACACGCCCGAGACCGCAAAGGCCAAGATTGACCGCGCAGCCAAAGTCGCAGCGGTTGCCTTGCTTGCCTATCTGTTACTTCGTCGGCGCAGCTCGAGCAGAGCTGGCATCGATGCAGCGCAGCGCAACCTCACCGGCATCGGCCTCGCCAGCGCCGTTGTGGGAGGCATCCTGACTCGCGTGCGCATGGTGCCCACGGCGAGGCCCGAGACGCTGCTACGTCGCGCGGTTGCATCGGTGACTGACCGCTTCCGCCGCGTGGCGTTGACCCGCGTCGAGCCGTCTCGGATGGTCGTTACACCATCTCGACCGATGCCAGCACCTGGCACACCGTTTCGACCGATTGCACCGTTCCGACCAGTGCCACCACCTGGTGCAGTGGCAAAGCCAGACATGGCAGGCGCGCTCGAACGAGCTCGCGACGCTACTCAAGGCGGCGTCACTCGAATCGTCACGGTGGAGACGTGGGACCAGGCAAACGCGGAGATGCGACGCGCACAAGCTGTGGCCTCGGTGGTCGCGCCAGAGGCCATGCGTGAGTGGGTGGCTAAGCTCGACATGCGAACGTGTCCCGTGTGCCGAGCCCTTGACGGCCAGCGCATTCCAGCCGATCAAGACTTTGACCTTGAGCCGCCTGTCCACCCGTATTGCAGATGCATGGTTATCCTTACGTACGGCGCAGGCACTCGCTAGCGAGGGACGACATGCACTGTGAATACTGCGACCTCGACACCATCGCAGGGGCGGCGATGGTGCAAGAGGGCGGCGCCATCAAGATCCTAGACTGCTGCACCAAGTGCGGCAAAGCGTACAAGACGCAGCGCTCTATCGACACGATGCCTGGTGAGCAGGCACAGGCAAAGCCAGCGGCGCAAGCGCCTAGTCAGCCTGCGAAGGTCGTAGCGCATCCATCGGCTAGTAGCTCAGCCATGGATCTGGCCGAACAGGCGCGCACTCGCTTGGCGCAGGTCGAGACCGAGCTACAGCGATTCGCGCAACTCAAGCGCGAGCGCACAATGCTGCGCCGAATGGTGCGCGCGGCACAGGAGCGGAAGTGATGAGGCGTTGCAAGATCTGCAAACACATCGAAAGCGGCAACGCGGCGACGTGCCCCAAGTGCGGCGAGGCATCGTGGGAGCCGATGGCAGAGCCAAAGCCTGCACCTGTCGCGATCGCGCCTGAGCCCGTCGAGGAAGCTCCCGCGCCTGCCCCCGTCCCCGAGCGCCGTCGTCGGCGTCTCTAGTCGTCTCGTTCACTCTCTCACTAGGAGCCACGACACATGGCAACGATCTACGGTGCGATTCGCGGTATCAAAGTCATCCAAGAGCCCGTTTCCGGCGGCTCGCAGGGCGCTGCTCTGGTCTCGTTTACGCTCGGCGCGTACACCGCCGCCAGCGACAACGGCCAGCTCGGAGGCGGCGGCAGCAACAACGGCGTGAGCACGACGAGCACGCTCGCTCAGCTCATCCAGGCGGCTCGCCGCGACGGCAAGACCGTGACCCTCGGCCTGCCCGCGGCCACCAACGTCAACGCGGCGATGATGGTGCAGTCGGGCCTCCAAGGGTCGACCGAGTTCTTCGCTGGCAGCTTCGTCATCTCGAGCGGAAACCTCACGTTCAACGTGGCCAACAGCAGCGGCACCGAGGTCAACGCGGCCTCTGGCGTCGAGGATCGGCCCTTCCAGCTCATCGTCGCGATCTCGCTCTCCTGATTCTAGGAGGCTCGGTCGCATCTCCACAACCAACGCCCACGTGAGCGGCAATCACGGCAGGAGATAGCGAATGGAAACGCCCGACACGGAAGAACTCGTCAACCCCGCCGACGTCAAGGTCGTGCCCGATGCGCCCGTCGCAGCCGAGCAGCCAGACCCGTCGTGGCTCAACGCGCGCCTCGAGCGCGCCAAGGCCGCAGCGATGAACGACATCGCGCGCATGCTCGGCGTGGAAAACCTCGACAAGGCCAAGGCCCAGCTCGAGGCGGCACGCAAGCTGGAGGACGAGCGCAAGACCGAACTGCAGCGGCTCACCGAGCGCACCGTCGCTCTCGAGGCCGCAGCCAAGCGTGCAGAGCAGCTCGAGGGCGTGCTTTCGCAACGCGCCGATGTCGAGCTCTCGACGCTCACCGATGCCCAGCGCGCGGCGGTAACGTCGCTCGCCGGTGACGACAAGGCCTCGCAGCTGCGCGCCATCACTGCCCTGCGGCCCACGTGGCAAGCAGCGGCAGCGGCAGCGGCTGCAGCGGCCCCTACGGCGCCCACAGCAGCGCCAACGCCCGCAGCGGCACCGCGAGTCGCCCCTGCGTCTACCAGCGCCGCCACGAGCCAGCCAGCGTCAACGACGGCGGCACAGCTCGTGGACCATCGCGCGGAGTACGATCGACTCCGAGCGCAAAACCCGGTGTTCGCCGCGCACTATCTCGCGGCGTACCGCACCGAGATCTATCCGCAGAAGTAGCCAGATCATGCCCGGCACTGTCGCTCGGGCTGTGGAGGACTGAACCATGCCCGTCATCTCTCGCGCGTCTCTTCCCGAGGAGTTCTTCGACATCACGTCGGCGATGCTCCTCATCCAGCCCGAGCCTCAGTACATGTACGCCCAGATGTGGAAGAGCGCGCTCGGCGCCGCTCTCCCGCAGCCCGCGGGCCTCGGCCTCCCCGGTCGTCAGCTGCTCCAGACCGGCGCGGCTGTGCCTCCGATCGAGTCGATGCGCCTCGTACTCGACGACGTCGTCAGCTCGCAGACCATCAAGGTGGTGCCCGAGCTCGGCGCTGGCGTCGGCCACACGGTGCGCATCAACCGCCCGTTCTACACCGACTCGACGTACACCCTCACGAGCCGCACCATCGCCGCTGGCGCGACCATCTCGACCACGCCGCTCAACATCTCCATGGAGCAGGTGCCGCTGACCATCCAGCGTTACGCTGGCCCCTACGGCGCCTCGAGCGTGCAGCCCTACGGCGTGGATCGCTTCGATGCGACCCGCGCGATCCACAACGTGTCCGAGCTCGTCGGCCACTACCTCAAGCGCGACTTCGACAAGTCGATCGACTCGTGGCTCGTGGCTCTGCTCGACCAAGCCTCGTCCGCCGTGTACCCCACCGGCATGAGCGCGCCCAACGATGCGCTCGCCGCCAACTCGTTCCCGCTCGATTTCGAGCAGCTCACCCGCGTGGAGCGCACGCTCGAGGACGCCAAGATCCCCACCTTCGGCGATGGCAAGTACATCTGCGTGCTCACGCCGCTCCAGATCCAGCAGCTCATGGTGGACCCCTCGGCGCAGCGTCTCGCGGTGTTCGAGCCCCCGGCCAACCCGTTGCTCGCCAAGAGCTACTACAAGTCGATCGGACGCCTGAGCATCTACAAAAGCCAGACGCTCTCGACGACGCTTAACACCTCGAGCGTGCCGGTGCAGTACGGCCACGCATTCGGGCCTGGCGTGTTGCTCTCGGCGATCGGCGACCTGCCGCGCGTGATGCCCAACACGAACGACAACTACGGCGAGCAGGTGCTGGTGGTGTGGCTCATGTACGCCGCCTTCGGACTCGCCGATAACCGCTTCGTGGTCTCGGTCCGCTCGGCCTGAGCCAACAGGAGGACTAGACCATGGACGGCAAACGCATTCCGCTCACGCCCGCGACGACGGGCAACTTCAACACGGACGTCGCTGGCACCGTCAAGCCTGGCGCAAGCGTCAGCATCTGGGGTCCCGCTGGCGGCGTGGTCAACGGCACGCTCGCTGGGCTCGTCATCGTCGACGCCGAGACGAACACGCTCACCCTGACGGCCTACTGGCAGGTGAGCGAGGACGGCTCGACCTGGTACGACGTCTCGGCTGCAGCCAACAACCCCGCCAACGTGGCGCTTGCCACCGGTACGGCTGGCGCTGACGCGGCTGTAACCGAGGTGCTTCCTGCGCCTTCCGCGGTGTACGCCTGGTCGTTCGCTCGTCTCGTCGTGGTGAACGGCGTGGCAACGGGCGGCGCGACGGACACCTACTCGATCCAGTACAAGTACGTCCGCGGCGCCTGAGGCGTAACGGCGACATCATGACCACCACGAGGCACGCATGGCACTCCTAGAATCCGAGATCATGCGACTGCGTTTCGAGTGCGGATACAACGTGCTAAATGCAGGCGCTGAGCCATACGTGTCCGTGGTGGCCATCTTCAATCAGGTCATTGCAACCTACATGCAAGCGGGCGCGACCACGACGAGCTCGACCACGGTGGTGGACGTGACCACGCCCGTGCCAGTTGCGCTCACGCTCGCAAGCGCCACAGGCTTTGCCGCAGGACAACGCGTGTGGATTGACGTAGACACGCGGCAAGAATCAGCAACGGTGCAAAGCATCGCTGGCAGCACCATTACGGTGCAGCTGCAAAACCCGCACACCGGGACCTATCCAGTCACGGTGGACGGTGGCGAGGGCATGGTGCGGTCGCTCCTGCGACGGCTCGACCAGGTGCAAGCAGCCATCGCCATCGGCTACCAGTCTGCCGGAATCAAGAAGGTCGACGAGGTCGAGTTCTACGGCAACAGCTACCCCACTGGCGGCTCGCGAATTCGCATGCTCTACGAAGCGCAGATGCGCATCCGCGACGAGCTGTGCAGCGCGCTCAGCGTGCCGAACTACTGGCGCCGCGTCAGCGATAGCGCCGCCACTGTGAGCATCTACTGATGACGACCCTGCGCGATGGTCTCATCCCAGAGATCGACGGCATCCGAGCTATCCCCGAACAGCTCGGCGTGCGAACGAACATCGTGCAGCGCGTGGTGCGCACGTGGACCGGGCCAGGCGTCAACCTTGGCTCGTATACCGACGACGTCTTGCAGTTCAGCCCAATCCCCAAGGCTCGCGAGATGAGATCTGGAGACGAGGTCGACGTCGGACCCATCACGCCAAACATGCTCGGCGTGGGGTACACGTACGCCGACGTGAGGCCGACGATGTCGAGCAATCAAGAGCTATTTTTCTTGGTCATCGGCAACAACGGCACACGCCGCTACGAGCTCGTGGATATTGACACGAGCCGACCCTTTCGCATGCACCTCATGCTGCGCACGCTTGAGCGCACGAGGCCCTTCTGATGGCTGTCGATAGCAACGTCGGCGGCGTCTCGCTCCCGCTCGCAGCGGGCACCATCGCAGACCCGACACGCGACCTCGCGATTGACCTCATCGCAGCGTATGCGAGGCACTGGCTAAAGGCCATGCTCGACGCGCGCCTAGCAGTGCAGACGCCCACGAGCGCGGACGCATGCCCAGCGGCGAACGTCTACTCGTGGAATCCTGAGCAGGTGTGGCTACGCGAGGAGATCGGCAAGCCTGCGTTATTCGTGTGGCAGAGTGGGCCGAGCACGATGGTGGACCGCACGCTGGTCTACTCGTATCGCGTTCGTCCGTTGTCGCTGTATTACATCTTCGCCGAGATGCACATGCCGAGCGCGATGACGATGCGCGCTGGCCTGATGCAAGACGTTGACGCCGTGCTCGTGCGTGCGTTTGACCGCTTCGCGCACCCGACGTTTACCTTCAACGGCTACCCGGCTGGCGAGAACATCCGCGGCATGCTCACGGGTAAGCTAGAGGACTTTAGCGTCGAGTATGGCGGTGGCGAGCCACAGCTACTCGCAGCCATTCCAGGCGGCGCAGGCGGGCGAGGCATGGACGCAGATGGACGCGTGCAGCGCGTGTTTCTCGGGCTCCTGTGCAAGCTCACGATCTGGGAGCTCATCGGGCTCGACACGTTCTCGCTGCCAGCCGACGAAAACGCATTCGTCGACGCTGGGATTTACACCAATACCGAGGTCGCAGACCCAGGCGACGTGGTGCTTGTGAAAGAGGGCTATCTGCCATGACCACGCAAGATGCCAAGCCGGATGTCTACCAGTCGCGCGCGCTGTTGGCGGGCGTCTATGGCGTGCCGTTCTATCGGTTCGGGCACACGCTCGACAGCGGCTCGCAACTCTTTCGTTGGGTGCCGAACGACCAGAGCACGGCGGATGGTCGCACGGTCATCGCTGGCACGAGCGGTTACGAAGGGCGCTGGCTGCTCTGTCGCAACGACGACAAGGGCGCAGACATCGCCGACGCGTCGCCCACCATCACCGTGGGGCAAGGCGCGTGGCGACGCGTTGTTGGCCCGCTCTCGGGCAACCGGACCATCACCTTGAGCACCACGAACGCCGCCGCGGGCGACGTGCTTGAGCTCACTCGCACAGACACGAACGCCTACACGGTTGCCGTCGTAAACGGTGGCGTCGGTGGCGGCACGCTCTACACGATGCCCGTCTCGAGCGCGGCGAACGTGCGCGCGTGTTTCGACGGCAACAACTGGCTGCTCCGCAGCGTCTCAACCTGGTAGGAGGGAGCGCATGCCGCTCTGGGTACATGTCGAGGGGATCAAGGGCTCGCTCGTGGCGCATCCCGATGGGGCTGCGTCGGAGGGGCAGCCGCCGCGGTACATCGGCCTCAAGTTCGTAGCGCGCCCAGCTGACCAGCAAGGCACGCGAGACACGCGCAAGGCCATTGAGGCGTTCGACGTCGTGCGCGAGCTCGTGGAGGTGAAGCGCTCGGAGCACTTGCGCATCCGACGCGCAGCAGCTGACGGGGAGATTCGATTGCTCGGCGAGTGCGACGCTCCGACGCGTGCGCTCGCAGAAGCGAAGCTTGCGCCCGTGGCGCAGCCTGGTTCCACACGCAAAAACGACTCACGCAATAGGAGCGATTGACGATGGCACTTACTGGACTCTCCCCCACTCGACGCACGCCCGGCATCGTGCGCGAGTTCGTGTTCGGCGCTGGTATCTCGTCCGGTGTCTCGAGCGACCGGCCCGTGCTCATCTTCGGCAACAAGACGAGCGCAGGCAGCGAGACCACCAACACCATCGGCGCTCCCATCGCGAGCGACGAGGATTGCGTGCTGCGCTTCGGGCGCAAGAGCGAGGCGCGCCTGCTGTATCGGCAGTTCGTCGCCATCAATCCAGAGGCGCGCGTGTACATCATCGCTCCACCAGAGAGCGGCAGCGGCACGGCGGCGACGATCGACATCACGTTCACCAACACCTCGACGGCTGCGACGACGGGCGTGGTGACCATCCTGGGACAGGACATCACGTTCCCCATCACGAACGCGCAGACTGCCACGCAGATCGGCGAAGCCTGCCGCGATGCGATCAACGCGTTCGCCGATGGCTCGCTCCCACTGACCGCAAGCGCCTCGACCGGCGTTGTGACTCTGACCACGGCCAACCTTGGCGTGAGACAGGACTACGTGCTTGCTCGCGTGCGCGCTTACATCGTCGCGCCCACGTCCATCGTGACCACGACCGTGAGCGTCGGAGCTCTGACCAACGGCACCAACGAGGATGACTTTTCGACTGCCATCACGACCGCGGCGCTCGGCGAGTACACCTACCAGATCTCGCCCAAGTTCTCGACGTCGGCTCCGACCGCGACCGACAACGGCGTGGGCGAGCACATCGCCATGATCCGCGATCAAGCCTTGCCGATCAACGGCAAGAGCCAGATGGTGGTGTTCGGCCTGGTCGGCACGCAAGCGCAGAGCTCCACCGTCGCAACGGACAGCGACGCCAACAGCGTTTACGCGTTCTTCTTCGCATCGAAGAACAGCGACTGGACGCCAGGCATGATCGCTGCGCATCTCTGCGGCGTGATGCGCTCGCAGCAGATGGCCGACCCTGCGGCCAACCTCGCTGGCTACACCAACACCGACACCACCAGGTTCGACTGCCCGGTGCCGTACAGCAAGTCGGACTGGTGGACGCCCACCGAGATCGAGCAGCTGCTCAAGGACGGCGTTTGCCCCATCGGCGCGCGCGCCCTCGGCCAGGCATACCTCGTGCGCCACATCACCTCGAGGTCGCTCAACGACCAAGGCACCAAGGACTATCGCGCGAGCGAAGGTCACATCACCTCGGTGATGTTCACCATCTGGGACGTCATCAGCACGCGCTACCGCGAGCAGAAGCAGGGCAAGGTAGCCGACGATCCGTTGCCTGGCGCGAAGCCTGTGCCCGGTGTGGACACGCCGCAGACGCTCGGAGCGCTCATCCGCAACGTGTTCGTCGCCGCCTCTGGCCCTGCGCCGTTCGGGCTCTACGGCTCGCCCATCCTCGACCCGTCGCCCTCGGTGCTCGCGAGCTCGCTCGACAGCATCCTCGTGCAGCGTCGGCCCGGTGGTCTCGCCGCGAGCTTCAACCTGTACGCCGTACAGCACAACCTCTTCTCGGAGTTCACGCTCCGCGAGGCATCTCCCGCCTACTGATAGGAGCCGAGAACGACCATGCGATTTTACGCGCGCTACTACGTGAGCATCGAGGGAAAACTTGACGGAGAGGCCGAGAGCGTCGACGTCAAGTACAACGGCGACCCGATGCCCATCAGCACACTCGTGCAAGACCTTGCGGGCTTCTACATCCCGCCGAAGAACGCGACCGTGAGCATCAAGGGCTTCATCCCCTCGAGCGGCGACCGCGTGGATTACGTGGGCTACTTCCTCGCAAACTCGATCGTGTCGGTCAAGGTCAGCACCGACAGCGGCGAGACCATGATCGCGCAGGGCATGATCAACGGCCCCGCGCTTTCGAGCTCGCCCGCTGACCCGAGCCGCCTCGACGTGAGCATGACGGTGCAGGCAGCGCCCTTCTCCTGACGCTCGCGACCTGGTAGGCAGGCATCATGCGCACGCCACCGAAGGATGTCTCCCCGGCTCAGCTGTTTCGAACGCTGTGCTCGGTTGCGAGGCGCCCTCGGTGGCGTGTTTCGTTTGCGGCGCTTGAGCTGCCAGATCTCTACGTCGAGGCCATGACAGGGCACGAGCTGGAGGAGCTTTTGCCAATCGGCGAGGATATGACGAGCAAGCAAGATGTCGTGCTCGACGAGCTAGTCGTGCGATGCCTGCACAACGCAGATGGTTCGCCAGCGTTTGCTAGCGTGGAGCAGTTCGGCCTTGCGCCTCACGAGGACGCGCTAGGCATCAGCAACGCGACGCTGGAGGCGCTTGGGGTTATGTCGCCGATCTACGGGCGCTCGGACCTCCGCGCGTGGGAGGTCGTACTGCGAGAAGGCGCGCAGCATCCAAGCAATCACGCTCTGCGCCGAGGCATCATCGAAAGCGCCTCGCATCTCGCCATGACGGCGCATTTTATGCCGCAGCCCGATCGGTTCTTCGGCATGCCACTGGGACAACTTACGGACGGCCAATGGATGGCCTTCGACGCAGCATGGAGCACGAAGGGGTAACGCATGACGTTTCAGCAGGGGAACATCTCACAGCGACTCGGGCAGATGAACGGACGCGGAGGCGTTGCGAGCTCGCCCGACGTGGCGCCTGGCGAGTACGAGAGCCAGCTCGCGAAGGCGTTGCGCGAGCGCGCAGGCAACCGGCGCAAAGTCGAGTACGACGTGTCCGAGCTCTTGGGCACGCCTGGAGCCAAGGTGTGGGTGAGGGTGCCAACGAAGGGCGAGCAAGACATAGCCATCAAACGCGCGCATGAGTACGTGGCTCGGCTCGCAACTGGCGAGGGTGGAGAGCAACTGAAAAGCGACGACGACATCGTTCAGGATGCCAAGGCCGCGGCCATCCTGCACGCGGCGGTGCGAGGCAACGACCCAGGCGTCGAGGGCATGCACCCGGCGTTTCCGAGCGTGCGGTGGATCATCGAAAAGCTGACAGCGGACCAGATCGCCAGCCTGTTGTCGCTCGTGAACGAAGTGCGCTCGAGCGAGGCCGGTGGTGTACGCGTGCTCACGCCTGAGGAGATCGACGTGCTCGTCACGGTCATCTCGCAGAGCGACCTTGAGTCATCCCAGGTGGCGCTGGCAAGGTTTCAGAGAGAGGCGCTGTCGCATCTGGTCGTGGTGCTCGCCACGCGCCTGGTCGCAGCTAGGCAGGCATCCGCTATTCATGACGATGCGCAAGTCGCAGCCGAGCAGGCCGCAGCCGAGCAGGCCGCAGCCGAGCGCGACAAGGCTAGCGGAACGGAGTAGGGTGGCAGCGTGATCGTCAAGGTCGACATGTCGGACGTGGTCAGCGAGGCGCGCGACGCGATCAAGGCGCTCTCGCACGCCAGCGTCGAGCGCGCGATGTTCGAGGCCGTGGCTCCGTTTGCGGAGCAGGCAAGGCGGTCCCATGGCTATCAAAACCGAACCGGCTATCTCGAGGCCAGTACGCTCGTCAAGGCGCTCGACGTGTCCGACCCTGCGGTGGAGTTCGTTGCAGGTCCGTTTGCACCAAACCCGAAAGGCAGCATGGCCTACGCGAGCTACGTGAACGACCGTGGCCTCATGAATATCGACGACCTATCGGCTCGAGCTGTGCCTGCCGTGCAACGGGCGCTCGATAAGCTGGTGAAGTGACATGGCTGTCATCCGCTATCAGTTCATCGCGTCGGGCGCCGACTCGGTGGTCGCGGCCTACAAGGGCATTAGCAAGGCCGCAGAGGACGCAGCCGTGCGCGCCGAGCGTGCCGCTAAGCGCATGCGAGCCTCTATGGGTGCAGCAGGCGCTGGTGGCCCTGGCGCGCCTCGTGGCGGTGGCGCAGGCGCAGGTGGGGCTGGAGCTGGCCCAGCCGCAACGGACCCTCGTGTAGGGCGCGAGAAGGCCGTGCTGCGAGAGATTGAGAGAGAGCAAGCCCGCGCGTCACGAGACAAGGCACGCGCCGAGGACAAGGCTCGCAAGGCATCCGAACGCGAGCGTGAGCGCTCCGCGAAGGCCGAGGTCAAAGCCGCAGAAGCTACGGCCAAGGCAAGAGCGCGAGAGGTAGCCAAGGCACAGGCCAAAATGGATCGCGCTCGTGAGGCAAGAGCCGAGTCGCGTCGAGCTCTGATGGGCGACCTCGGCATGGCTGCGGTAGGCGCAGCTGGTGCCGGTCTGATGGCTGGCGTAGCCACGATCGGCAGCATGACGGCCCAAGGCATGGAGGTCGACGAGATGGCTCGTCGAATCGCCATCAACTCGCGCCTGTCTGGCGGCAAGATGCTAGACGCACGCACCATCCGGCAGAACATGTACGAGGCCGCGGGCGAGATGCCAGGGCAGACCGCAAAGGGTTTGGCCGAGGCCACGTTGGCCTTCCAAGGCGCTACGGGGCAAGTGCTCGACGTGAGTACACTCAAGAGTCTGGCCACTGTCGCCAGCGCCGCAGGTGCAGAGATTCAAGATGTGGCCGAAGCAGCGGCGGCACTGTCAAACAACATGGACATCAAAGGCGCGGAGGATATGGCTGATGCGCTGTCAGTGCTCGCCATTCAAGGCGCACAAGGCCAGTTTGAGCTAAAGGACATGGCGTCGCTTATGGGCCGCATTAGCGCAGCCGCTGCAGGCGCCAACGTAGACAAAACCGTCAGGGGTGTGGCTCAGGTCGGTGCGCTTGCGCAGATTGCGAGACGTGGCGGTGGTTCCGCAGAGCAAGCCACCTCCGCCGTCGAAAACCTGTTCCGCGCTATGACCTCACACGCCGACGTGTTCCAAAAGTCTGGCGTGGATGTGTTTGTTGCAGGCTCTAAGGGTAGGCAACTGCGCAACACCAACGACGTGTTGGTGGAGTCCTTCAAGAAAACCGAGGGCAACAAGACGCAACTCGGAAAGATGTTCGGAGCTCAGGCGGACCCGATCATCAATATCCTTTCGGATGTATTCAATGAGGAGATGAAACGCAGCAAAGACCTAAACAAGGCTGGTGAAGCCGTTAGGAAACAGCTGGAAGAAGCGGCCAACGTTACAAACGCGCGCAACACCATCGAAGAAGCGGCAACTGCGGCGCAGCAATCCACAAGCGCAAAGATCACAGCAGCTTGGGAAAAAGCGACTGGAAAAGTTACGGATCGAGTACTCCCAGCATTGGCTGATGCATTTACGAAGCTTGAAGAGAGCGGTGCTCTCGACGCAATGATTGATGCGTTCGAGTTTGCGGCTGACGTCATCTCGGAAAACATGCAAGCGTTTTCGGACTTTGCCGAAATGCTTGGATTTGAGAAGAAACGACCATCGCTAGACAAGCAGATGGAGGTTGCAAAGAAGGAGCAAGAGAAGGCTGGTCGCAAACTGGCTGCGGCAAAGACACCAGAGGAAAAAGCTGCTGCCATGATTGCACACATGGAAGCCACTGGCAAAATTGCACAAATACAAGGCAAGATGTCGACCGGCACTCTAGCTGGCGCATCTGCTGCAACTGGCAAAGGCGGCGGCAAGGAGTTCCTGTCTCAAAAGGACTTCATCGCCAAATATACCGCAGCGATGGGCGGCGCCGACATGGGCGACATGCAACGTTCGATGCTCGAATCGCGCGCACGAACCACGTTTGAGCGAATCGCAACCACTGGCAGCATGACGCCCACACTGAGTGAGTCGATCAATCCAGCAACAATGATTGGTCGAGCGCTTGGTCAAAAAATGACGGGTGGCCAAGAGACGGACCAAGCTTCCGCGCTAGTGGATCGACTCATCTCGGAACGTAGTTTGATGGCCAGCGGTGCACAGCAAAAGGCGCTTGGTTTTGCGCCAACTGAAGAACTTGACGCAGCATCCCTCGACAAGCTCATGCAAGCCGCAAACGCGGCAGCGACTGCGCTTCAGACAGTCGGCGCAGCTGGCAAGGCAAATATCACTGGTAGCGCCATTGCCTTGGGAGGCGGCTAATCATGTCCGGCGCATACGATTGGATCGGCAATCTCCAAGAGATCACGTGGGGCGCGCTTACAGCGCCGTGCCTTGAAACGTCATTCGACGGAGGGCATGACCAAGCCGAGCGCAAGTATCCGTACGTTGACGGCGCCGCACACGACAACACTGGCCGCACGCCGTACAGCATCCGCGCGACGCTGGTGTTCAATAACACCATCGCATCTGACCTGCTTCCAGCAAGGCTGGAGAAGTGGCTAGACTCGCTCGAGAACGGCAAGATCGACGGCCTATCGCATCCGGTGCTGGGCAACATGTTCGCCCGCGTCATGACGTGGTCGGCCACTGTCGACCCGTCGAAGGACCGTGGAGGCATCACGCTGCAAGTGACGTGGGTCGAGAGCTTCTTCGACCCGACCGAGCTGACGGTGCGCCTGCCAGGCTCCGAGCTCTCGCCGAAGGTGTACGGCAAGGCACTCGACCAGGCGATGCAGCTTACGGGCTATAGCGTGCCAGAGGGCCTTGGGTTCGAGTCGTTCGAGCTCGCGGTGAACAACTTGAGCACGTTGCCAACGCAGAGCCTGGACTATACGCGCGAGGCCGAGCGAATCGCTGGCTACGCCGACACCGTCTCGCTGCAAGTGGCAGTCAAGGACTTGTTGCGCGACGTGCCGGTCGAGTGGCTGTCCGAGTGCCTGACGATGGGCTTGCGCGCGCAGGCTGCCACTGGCGCCTCGCAGAACTACCGCAATGTCCAGCAGATCACCTTGCCCAACGACATCTCGCTTGACGCGTTTGCGAAGCTCTACGGCAACACGTTCGAGGATGCGCTTGGCCTCAACTCGGGCCTGGTGACTGGGCCCATCATCAAGGCGGGCACGTCGCTCGCGTTCTACGGCGGCTGATGGCCACGCAAACCTACAGCGGACAGCGCGTCGTCGTCGAGATGCGCGCGTTTGATGACCAGCAGATCGTCATCGATTCGTGGATATCGTTCTCGCTGCGCGAAACGTTCACTGACCCGGTGGGCGATCTGTCATTCGAGACGATCCCGACGCGCGACATGCTGCCCAGCGTCAATCAGCTTCTGGTCAAGGGCAAGCTCGTGCTGATCTACGTGAACGGCGCTGTTCAGGGTGCCTACGTCATCTCGAGCGTGAGCCGCAACCTGTCGCGGCAAAACGGCGTGGTGTTCTCGTGCACTGCCAAGACGCTGCTCCATGCCGCGTACGAGGCCAGCGTCAACCCGCGCCTGACCTTTAGCGCAACAACCGATGTGCCTGTCGCCGATCTGATTCTCCAGGTGATGGCTCCGTTCGGCTTCGGCACTGTCATCGGCGACAACACGGCGAGCGTGTTTGCGGCGAGTGGCAAGCCGGTATCAGGCCGAGGCACAGGCGTGCCGGTGCCAGCGCTCAAGCACCAAGATTGTCAGGCGCAAGAGGGCGAGACGGCCTATGCGTTCTGCGCGCGCATCGTCAATCGACTCGGCGTGGTGCTGCGTCAGAGCTACGATGGCAAGCTACTCGTTTGCGCGCCTGACTACACACAGGCGCCGCTCTACACCGTGGCGCAGAGCTTCAACGGGCGATATCCGGTCGACGCCGACGTCATGCTTTCGTGCAGCGACACCTCCACGAATGACGGACAGTTCTCCGAGGTGCGCGTGCGTGGAACCCGCGCCGAGAAGCAGGCAGTGCAAACGGTGGCAGAGCCTGACGTCACAGTGCCAGCAAGCGCGCTCCCAGCTCGCAGCGCGTACTCGTCGACCTTTCAGCTAAGCAAGCCACGCATCATCAAGGACAAGACAGCGCGCGACATCCAGCGCAGCCAAAACATCGCCACGCTTGCGCTTAGCTTGCCAGCGGTGAGCGCATACCAGTTTACGTGCGAGGTGCCTGGTATTGTGTCGGCGACGGGCGCAGTGTGGCAGGTGGACACGGTGGCGAACGTCGTGTGCGAGGCATTTGGTATTAACGAGCCCATGTACGTGCTCGAGCGAGAGCTCTCGCAAGATCGCAACTCTGGCCAGCGTACACGCTTGAAGCTCATCCCGCTCGGAGCGCTGGTGCTCGGCGAGATCCCACAGTGAGGCAACCATGGCGATCCTGAACAGCTATAGCGATTTCCGCTACGCGTTCTCGCAGAGCAAGGTCATCGGAAACGATGGATACGAGGTGTATCCGTCGAGTCTCGTGCGAGCCAACGGCTTCGACGCAGGATTCACCAACCTGCCGACGCGCGCGCCGACGGTGCCGTTCTCGTTTCCGTTGGTGTTTTACATCTCGGGCAACGTAGCCGGACCGCCTGCATACCGAGCGTATCTCTCGCAGCGTCGCGAGAGCTCGTCGCCACTGTTCACGCTCATCGAAGATCCCGCCAGCATCGGGGGGTGGGAGATTTCGGTGAGCGCCGCGGGCATCGCCGAGTTTGGCAGCATCGTGGGGCCGTTCGGTCAAGACCCGATCGACAGCCAGGCCAAGCTCGACACGGTGTGCAAATACCTGCACTTCTACATTCAGCGACCTTCCGACTTCGCCATCCAGTGGATCGACATCTGGTCGGCGCTCCAGGTGGGGGCATAACATGCCGCGCAACGCAGATTACCTCACCGACATCTCGGATGTGCTCGGCTCGCAGGTTTCATCTGGCGAGGTCTATGTCACGATCGGCGACAGCATCGATGGCGACGGCTGGGGCGCAGATGCAGCGATGTGGGGTCCCGATGGGTACATCGCTGTACCCAACGCGGCGTCGCAGGGCTCGGCATGCCGCGCGCTGTACCTGGTCGACGGCAACATGAAGCGCGTGTTTGCGTGCCGCGACAATCGCATCGCAACGCGAGCTGGTGCGCTAGCTCCAGGTGACCGAGCCATCGTGACCGATGGCGCGCCGCGTATCCGCATCGTCAAGCAGAGCGAGGTGGTCGAACTCTACACCGAGAACGCGGGCACCCCCGTGCAGGTGGTGCTCGACGGGCCAAACGATACCATCCTGCTCGAGAACGCGCAGGCAACAAGCGTGAGCATCAGCGGCGACTCGACGACGGTGACAGCAGGCAGCTCGACCGCGACAGTGAGCGCGAGCTCTGGTATCACTGCAGCCGTGGGCGCCACCGAGCTAACCATCGCACCTAGCGGCAACGTCACCGTGACGTTTGGCGGGGTGCCTGTGTTCGAGGTGACTGCGGGCGCGCCATCTGGCGCTCTGCTGCCTGTCGCTATCCAGTCGGGGCCTGGCACGGTGCCCTCGACGAGGGTGTACGCGCTGCCATGAGCATCTACTCGGCCATGGGCGTGGGTCCGTTCGGCGTGGTTACGGCAGGGTACGCCGTGCCAGAGGCAGCCAACGCGAAGCCACCGACGACGCTGACGAGCTCGAGGCGGATTGACTTCGTGACGCAGCGCTACGTGGGCAACGCGCAGGGCGGATTCGAGGGCATGGACGACACAGGCCAGCGCGTGGTGCTGCTCGTGAGCGGTGCCGTGCGAGTGCCGCCGAAGATTACGCCGCGGGCTATCTCGAGCATCCGAGAGGCCGTCATCGCAGCGCTGAGCGACATGATCAACGTCGAGCGATCCATCACGCTCGACACCATCGACGTCGTATCGGAGCGCGCAGGCCAGCTCGCCGCGCGCATCGCATTCACCAACCTCAAGACCCGCACGAAACAGACGGCCCTTGCGGCCCTGAGTGAGTGACCATGACGCTTCCTGCGGTCGACCAAGCCAACTACCCGACACCGTCCGAGCTGCGCGCGGCGCTGCTGCGCACCGTCGTGCTCGGCTTTGCGCGGCGTGGCATCTCGGCTAACGTGCTGCCGGGTAGCGACCACTACATCCGGCACGACGCCATCTCCAAGCGCGTGAGCATCGCGTTCGCCAACTTGCAGGCGACCATCGCGCAGCTCTCGCCGACCGAGGCCACGGGTCAGTATCTCGAGGACCTGGCGAGCGTCTACGGCGTCACCAGGCGCGAGGCGAGCCCCGCAGCGGGCAACGTGGCGATCCAGGTCTCGTCGGGCACTGTGACCATCCCCGCGGGCTACGTGCTCACTAGCCCGAGCGGCATCAAGTACCAGACCACTGGCACCAGCGTATCGGTGGCCAACGGCGCTCTCGTGCCTGTCATCGCGCAAGAGGGTGGCGCCTCGAGCAACCTTGGTGCGGGTGTGGCGTGCACGTGGGACAGCGCGTCGATCGGGTTCTTGCTCCCCACGTGCACGGTGAGCGGTGGGCTGACTGGCGGCAGCGATGCGGACTCCGAGGAGGTGCTACGCCAGAGACTTTTTGATCGGCTGTCGTTTCCGCAGGGAGGCGGCAACGTCGCGCAGGTCAAGGCCTGGGCCGAGACCACCACGGCAGCCGTCGAAAAGGCGTACGTCTACGCTGCCGTGCGAGGGCCAGCAAGCATCGACGTGGCGCTGGCCAGCACGGCGGCAAACCGCACCGTCGACGCTCAATACGTCTCGAGCGTTGCGAGCTACATCACCTCGCAGCTACCTGGGCACGAGTCGGTCAACGTGACGACCGTCACGCCACGCCGCGTCGACGTTCTCATCGGCATCAGCCTTCCGTACGCCATCACGGCAGGTGGCAGCGGTGGAGGCTGGCTTGACGCTTCGCCGTGGCCTCGAGGCACGTTCATCATGGGTGGTGACGATGGCAAGGTCATCGGTCTCATCGGCTCGACGGCCTACGTGCGCACCGTGATTGCACCAGTGGTGGGCCAGCACATCGCGATCTGGGACGCGGCCAAGGTGGTGACGATCAACGGCATCACGGGGGCGTTCGGTGGTTTCCGTCAGTACGTCGTGACCAACGTGGCAGGCAGCGCATCGGCCTGGCAGATCCAGGTCAACGGCGGGTTCACCGTCTCGCCGCTCAACAGCTACGTGTCGCCCGATGCAACGCGCATCCTAGACTACGGGCTACGCATCGCGCAGAGCATCCGAGCGTTGGGACCTGGCGAAAAAACAACGAGCACGGACATCTTGCCTCGTGGTCGCAGACAGCCAGCAATCGACGTGGCTAACCCTGCCAACTTGAGCTCGCAGGTGCTCAGCGACCTCGATGGCAACTTCGACGAGATCGAGGACGTATCGTGGCTCGCTCGAGTAGATGAAGGCACCAGCACGCCGCGCACGAGCCCCGTGGTGCCAGCGACGACGAGCCAGCCACCAGAGATCATCACCCTAGCAAACGCCGCGCTGCGGCCCACGACGTGACGCCATGACGCTACCGCGAGACCTCACCACGTACGGCGCGCCATACCAGGACGCGTTGCCCGTCGAAAACCCTGTAAACGAGCAGCCAGCCGACGATTACAACCGGCACGCGGAGGACACCGCGCAGGGCACGCGCACGAGCCCCAAGGCGGTGTTTGACTTCCTGTGCGTGGCCTCGGGCACGGTCTCGGCAGCCAACGTCAACTGTCGCCAGCAGTACGGTCTCGGCGCTAGCACGAAGCCTGTGGTGGTGCGCACCGGCACGGGTACGTACACGGCGACGTTCTCGACGAGCTACCTCGACGGGCTCAACACCACCGAAACCTTCTCACTGTTCAAGGCCATCGGCACTGTCGAAAGCGGCACGGTGCCAGGCGTGGTGCAATGCACCGTTTCCGGCGCCGTGGCGACGGTCTACACGTTCGACATGGCAGGCACCCTGGTAGACTACACCGCTGGCACCAAGGTCGGCGTGGTGGCCTGGTGACGTATGGCTAGGTGGGGTCGCTCTCCGTTTCCTCGCCGTTGGGGCGGGCAGAAACACACCGTCGAGCTCGAGCACGAGGCGCTGCTCGACGCGCTCACGCCGTATCTCGACGTGACCACCGACTCCGAGGTCTACCCCGAGGCGCTGGCGCAGGCGCTTGGCGTGACTGTGGCGTGGGTGGCAGCTGGGCGCGCGCGGTGCTCGCTCATCCCAGCGCGCATGCTCGAGACGTTGACCTCGTGGGAGACGGCGTGTCGCACCCGTCCTAGCTCGAGCGATGGCGTGCAGGTGCGCAGGGCTCGCGTGGCTTCGCGGCTGCGTGGTCTCATCGGCGTGACCGTAGGCGACATGAGCGCGGCGCTTGAGGAGCTGCTAGGCGCGAGCTTCGTGCAGCTGGTGTTTGTGCCAGTGGCTGGCGAGGTCGTGTACTGGCCAGGCGTCAATCCAGGCCCACCTGGATTCGAGTGGACCAGCAACCGAGCCATCGTCGGCGTGCAAGTGCAACAGGGCGCACTGACTGACACCGAGTTCCTGCAGCAAAAGGCTAGAGCTGCGGAGCTTATCGACGGCATGATCCCGGCTTGGATGTCCTATCGCATCGGCGTCGGGTCGTCGTTCATCGCTGGCGTTGGCATCGTTGGGAGTACGTTCGTATGACGTTCACGCGCGCACTACCTGCAGGCTGGACCGATGGTGTGGACGCCATCACTGCGCCGCAGCTCAACCAGATCGACGTCAACATCTCGCGCGCGCTCGACGGCTCGGCTGGTGGTTCGTACCTGCCGAATGTGGCGTTGACGATCGGCGGCTCTGCTGGCGTCAACGTGACCACGTCCAACACGCTGACAGTGGCAGGAACGCTAGCGATGTCTGGCACGCAGACGCAGACGGGCGGACTTGTGCTGTCTGGCAACGGTCAGCTGTCGCAGCGCGTGTTTGATGCGTCGGACTCCGACCTTGCGTTTCAGGGTGGTCGGGTGGACGTGTTTCGCATTCCGGCAGCGTTGACTGGCAATCGCACCTATACGGTGCTCGCAACCTCGCCCGTGCCAGTCACGGGGCACATGCTAAAGATCGTGAGGACGTTGCGTGATCTGTCTAGCGCAAAGCCGAGCAGCCATCGCGCTACCATCGACTTTGGTGGAGCAGTCAACACCGATTTGCTCCACGATAAGTTTGCCTTTTGGATCATCATGTGGGACGGCGCCGCGTGGTATCCAGTCGAGTGGTCGCCGACCAACGTTGACCTGGCGCTGGCGATTGAAGATTCGTGGTCGTGAGGTGATGCCATGACGTTCTCAAGAGCAAAGCCAACCGGGTGGACGGACAACGTCGACATCATCACAGCCGCGCAGATCAATCAGATCGATCTGAACCAGTCGCTCGCGATCGATGGCAACGCTGGCGGCACGTACACGCCGAGTGGAGCGCTTACGTTAGGCGGCAGCGCTGGCGTCACCATCGGCGCATCAAACACGCTTGCGGTAGCAGGCGCGCTCAACGTGAGCGGCACCGAGACGGTGACGGGTCAGGTCGTACTCAGCGGCAACAACGCTGGCATCGGCCTTCGCTTGCTTACGCTCAACGATGCCGACCAGACCGTGCAGGGCGCGACGCGTGACGTGCTCATGATTCCGGTGACGCTGACCGGCAATCGCATTTACACCATCCTAGGCACGTCACCTGTGCCAAAGACTGGGCACGTGCTTCGCATTGTGCGAGCAAGCGTAAACATGGCCAACACCGCTCCTAGCAATCATGTGTCCACAATCATTTTCGGTGGAACACCGATCAACTTTCGCGCGGAAAAGTGGGCATATCTGCACCTCATGTGGACTGGGTCGCAGTGGCTGCCCATCACGTGGAGCCCGACCACCTTGCAGGTGCTCGCGGCGATCGAGGACTCTTGGGCCTGAGGTAACACCATGCCTTCTCCTGCGTTTACATTTACGGGCAGCGTCAACAAGTACCAGGCCACCGCGGCAGGTTCTGTTGTCGCAACGCTCACATCGCTGACGGGCGTGTCGTCGGTGTCGTGGAGCATCGTCGGCACGGACGAGACGAGCGGCACATACACCATCGCCACGAGCGGCACGCTGGGCAGCGTGGCCACCATCACAGCGGGCGCAGCTGGCACGGCTGCGATCCTTCGGTGCACGATCAACGGCGGCATTAACCAGCTAGGTCAGCTCGACACGAGCTACAGCACCACGCGCAAGTGGTGGGTTCCTGCCACTGGCACCAGCCTCGAGGTCGCGTGCGTGGGCGAGAACGCGGAGAGCTCGGCTGCGTTCGGCTGGACTGGCATCGTCAACAGCGCCGTGCGCAACGTGGCCTCTGGCGGCGTCTCGACCGTGACGGCTAGCGCGCCCATCACGTCGAGCGGCGGCGCATCGCCAAACATTGCCATCACTGCGGCAAGCTCGGTGGCTGCTGGCAGCATGTCGGCGGCAGACAAGGCCAAGGTCGACGCCATCCTTCCAAGCTCGCTCACGGCTGACCGCGTGGTAATCACCAACGGCTCGGGTGTGCTGAGCGCAACTGCAGACGTCTCGGGCACGCAGCTCAACAGCGCGACGGCTCTGTCGTATCTGGCAGTTACGCAAGGCGGAAACCCCATCGCCACAGCTGGCGAGGTGCGTTTGCCGCAGGCGTTCACGGTGCAGGCGCGAGACTTTGCCGACGCGGCAGATGCAACGGTGCTCGCGTTCGGCGCAGTCAACGCCGACGTGGTCGAGCTAGGCACGTCAAGCTATCCGACGTTCGTCGATGGCAACAGTGTCACCGTCACAGCACCAAGCGATATTACGCTGACGTCTGGAAACAATCTGGTGCTTGATAGCACCAACTTCGTCAGCCTTGGGCTTAGCGGCGGTCCATATATTTACATCCCAGGCCCGACCAGCGGCGGCACGATCGCTATTGACGAAACGTTAGCAACTCCGCTTATCAACCAGGAGGACAAGACCACCGGCAACGGCACAACGCTGACCATTGCCGCGCAGACTTCGCTGGGAGGCAACGGCAACGGCGGCACGCTTGCGCTCGCTGGGGGCTCGCCGCACGGCACGGGCCTCAAGGGCGGCGTGCGACTCTCGCTCGACGAGACCAGCGCAGAGCCCATGGTCGAGGTCGCGGAGGTCGCCACGGGGCGCAGAGCGGTCGTGCTCGGCCTCGGTGCCGCTGTGACAGCGACGGAACTCCCTGCTGGCACCGGTGACCGCGTGCTGTACATCGCCGATTATGCGACGGCCCCCACGGCCAATCCGGTCAGCGGGCAGCTGCTCTACGCAGGAGGCCATGCGCTCGCAGCGCGCTCGCCCAACGGCGTCACC